AATACCAATAAACGATTAGATAAAACCGCTATTGCGTGTGTAAAGGTAGATAACAGTAATGTATGGTATGTGGATAAGATTGAAACAGGGCGTTGGTCTACTGAAGACACAGCACTACGAATACTTAAAAACATACAAGAGTATCAGCCGCTGGCAGTAGGGATTGAGCGAGGTATCGCAAAGCAAGCGATTATGAGTCCACTGATGGACGCTATGCGAAGAATGAACTGTTATGCTCACATTGAAGAATTGACACACGGCAACAAGAAAAAAGTAGATAGGGTAACTTGGGCGCTACAAGGTAATTTAGAGCATGGCAGGATTGTCCTAAACGCTGAAGGTGATTTTGATTTGTTTGTTGATGAACTCCTAATGTTCCCCACACAGGGAGTACACGACGACACGGTGGATGCGTTAGCGTACATCGAGCAGTTAGTCCGCCCCAACTTCGATGCTGATGATGGTGGCGATGAGTGGGAAACTTTAGACGTAATTTCAGGATACTGATATGGCTGAAAAGCAACAAAACTTGAATCTTCCACAGCAGTTTGCTGACGCTTACACGCCTGAAACATCTCGGCAGCTTATGGAAAAAAGTAATTACTATCGCCAAATACTAGGCGACGACTTTGTGTCTCGTGGCTTTCAACAACTTGGTCCACAGTTTTTCAGTATCTTAGACGCAGAGATTTCACGCAACCCAGATATTATCGCAAACATTGCCGCTACTTCAGGTGTTCGGCAACCTTTTAATAACGGTATGGAACAAACGATTCCGGGACTTGTTAATGCAAGGGTAGGTACAGAAGCCGGTAATTTTAGAGCTGGTGTTTCTGTTCCGTTTGTACAAGGACAAGACATGACCTATCGACGGATGCCAGAGATGTATGACGTGGGTTATAAAACAGGGCTGTTTGGAGGTAATCTGGACATCAGTGGTGGAGTAGCGCCTAAACAGGGTTATATGCCTGACACCATGTATAACATCATGGCTCGTTACACTAAAAAATTCTAACAAGGACTAAAAATGGCTGAAATGAAAGACATGAATGAAGGCACTGGATGGGACACTCCATCAGAGGCAGATAAGGAGTTAGCTGCTTTTGTGGTGCAGCATTGTGACAGATGGCGATACTCTCGTGATGAAAATTATCTAGAAGATTGGCTTGAATACGAGCGTATCTTCCGTGGTGTTTGGGCTTCTGAAGACCGTACTCGTGAGTCCGAGCGTAGTCGCTTGATTAGTCCCGCAACGCAGCAAGCAGTAGAAACTCGCCACGCTGAGATTATGGAAGCTATCTTCGGTAACGGAGAGTTCTTCGACATCAAAGACGACATCATGGATTACAACGGTAATCCGATGGATGTTAAAGCCATGCGTGCTTTGCTCATGGAAGACTTAACTGCGAACAAGATTCGCAAGTCAGTAGACCAGATTGAACTGATGGCAGAGATTTATGGTACTGGTATCGGTGAGATTATGGTTAAGACCGAGACAGAGTATGTTCCGTCCACTCAGCCTATTCCGGGCAGTACGCAAGCTGCGTATGGAGTACAAGAGAAAGAATACTTCTGCGTTAAGATTAACCCAGTAAACCCTAAGAACTTCCTGATTGACCCGAACGCTACCTCGATTGAAGATGCGATGGGTGTTGCGATTGAGAAGTTTGTCTCTATTCACAAAGTGGTAGAAGGTATGGAAAGAGGTATCTATCGTAAGGTAGACATCGGACCTGCTGGCAACGATGACGACTTAGAAGTAACCCAAGAAGTGGTCCAATATCAAGATGACAAGGTTAAACTTCTTACCTATTACGGGTTAGTCCCAAGAGAGTACCTAGATGAGCTTGAGAACGACGGAGACGAGGTGGTTGACCTGTTCCCCGAGTCCAGCACTGCAGACACCTACAGCGACCTCGTAGAAGCTATTGTGGTAATTGCTAATGATGGTTTGCTTCTCAAGGCAGAGCGTAACCCCTACATGATGAAAGACCGTCCTGTAGTCGCTTACCAAGACGATACCGTGCCTAACCGCTTCTGGGGTCGTGGCACAGTAGAAAAAGCCTACAATATGCAAAAGGCGATTGATGCACAGCTCCGTAGCCACTTAGACAGCTTGGCATTGACCACAGCGCCAATGATTGCAATGGATGCTACTCGTTTACCTCGTGGCGCTAAGTTTGAAGTTCGTCCCGGCAAAGCCATCCTCACCAATGGTAATCCTGCTGAGATTATGATGCCATTCAAGTTTGGACAAACCAGCCCTGAGTCTGCTGCTACCGCACGAGACTTTGAGCGTATGTTACTCATGGCAACCGGTACTCTGGATAGCCAAGGCATGGTCACACAAGCTACTCGTGATTCTTCGGGTGCTGGTATGTCGATGGCTGTTTCTGGCATCATCAAGAAGTACAAGCGTACCTTGACAAACTTCCAAGAAGATTTCATGGTTCCAATGATTAAGAAGGTTGCGTTCCGCTATATGCAATTTGACCCAGAGCGTTATCCTTCTGTAGACATGAAGTTTATACCTACCGCTACACTGGGTATCATGGCTCGTGAATACGAACAGCAACAGCTTATTGGCTTGTTACAGACTCTTGGACCAGATACTCCTGTATTGCCAATCATCCTCAAAGGCATCATTGCTAACTCCAGCCTGTCTAATCGTGCTGAGATGGAGCAAGCCCTAGACCAAATGAGTCAGCCAAACCCAGAAGCACAGCAACAACAGCAGATGGCGCAGCAAATGCAGATGGAACAGGCTCAGGCACAGACCGCTTCCTTGCAAGCCAGAGCGCAAAGAGACCAAGCAGAAGCTCAGAAGACCGTAGTTGAGACCCAATTACTGCCGGAAGAACTCAAAGCTAAGGTTATTAGTTCACTTTCTACCAACATTGATGGTCAAAACCAAGACAATGAGTTTGAAAAGCGGGCAAGAATCGCTGATTTGATGCTCAAAGAAAAGGACATTGACAACAAAGGTAAGATTGTTGAACTGCAGATGCAGAAATCACGCCAAAAGTAAAGAAAACTATTGACTTTTTAACAAAAGTGTGGTAGAATTGCAACAAAATAAGTAAGTAAGTACTCACTTCTCCTCAAAGGACAAAGAAGAATGATAGATAAGAAACTTCAACAGTATTACGAAAACCGCTTTTCAATGATGTCTACTGAAGGGTGGCAAGATTTAGTGGAAGATGCACAAAATATGTTTAATTCGTTGAACCATGTGCTATCAATCCAAAGTGAAGCGGATTTAATGGTAAAGAAGGGACAACTGGACTTGCTTCAGTGGCTTATTACCCTTAAACCTGCTTCAGAACAGGCGTATGAACAGCTATTAAACGACTCCTCGGGAGAGGCTCAGTAATGGCTAGACGTTTATACGACTTTAAGTGTAGTGAAGAACATATTACAGAAGGTTTTGTTGATTATGAGACAACAACAATCTCTTGTAGTTGTGGGAATGTAGCTAATCGAATTATCTCTCCTGTAAGGGTGAGTTTAGACGGTACAGACCCAATCTACGTGTCTGCCTATGATAGATGGGCAAAAAGACACGAAGACAAGCAGAAGCAAGAAGCAAAGCAAAACGCCTAAGATACCTTTACCACAAGTAGAGCCTTAGATTATAAATCCTAAAATCACTTGATTCGGTGACAGGAGACTTTAAATGGCAGCAAACTTTATTCAAGAAGAAGAACTGTTTAACGGCAGTGCGGAAGAAGAAGTACAAGACATTACAACCCCAGTACCCGACAGCACTACTGTAGACAATACTGAAGCGGTTGATGTTAGTGAACCAGTAGAAGAATTACCAGAGAAGTATCGTGGTAAGTCTGCTATTGAGATTGCTAAGATGCACCAAGAGGCTGAAAAGCTCATTGGACGACAAGCAAATGAGGTTCACGAAGTACGGAGTCTTGCAGACCAACTGTTAAAACAACAACTCGACTCGAGGGCTAAGGAAGCGAAGCCTATTGAAGAATCGCTCGAAGACGACTTTTTTGCAGACCCAGCTAGTGCGGTCAACAGACAAGTAGAGAAGCATCCTGCAGTTCTTGAAGCAAGACAAGCA